GCTTTATCAACTGGGGCTGCTGACCCGCATTGACCGGGCGGCCTTGGCGGGCTACTGCATTGCCTGGGGGCAGCTCGAGGAAGTGGAGAAGGAACTGGCGCGAATGAAGAGGTCGGCGCGGGAACTCGCCAGGCTGAAGAAGAAGAACCCTGGCATAAAAGCCTCCATCTCAAATGGGATGGTATCGATTACCAGCAATGGCAACGCGGTCATCGAGCCACTACTTTCGGTGCGGAAGCAGGCCATGGAGCAGATGTACAGGTTCCTCAGCGAGTTCGGTATGACGCCGGCCAGCCGCACCAGGATATCGGGCGACCCGGGCAGTAAGAGCGGCCGGCCCAAGAGCGCCATGCAGAAGCTCCTCGAGGGGACCCGCGAGATGTCAAATTGAGATGGTGACCGCGGTAGCCGGAAAGAGGAAGCTGCCCCGCGGCTGTTACTTCAGCGAAGAGGCGGCGCAGCGGGCGGTTGATTTCATCCAGTGCCTGAAGCATACCAAGGGCCGGTGGAAGGGTCAATACTTCCAGCTGATGCCCTGGCAGGAAAAGATAGTCCGGGATGTCTTCGGCACCCTCAAGCGGAACGGCAAGCGGTTGTATAACACCGCCTATATCGAGATAGCCAAGAAGAACGGCAAGTCGCCGCTGGGGGCGGCCGTAGCGCTTTACCTGCTCTTCGGGGATGGGGAGCCGGGCCCGGAGGTCTACAGCGCGGCCGCGGACAAGAAGCAGGCGGGAATCGTCTTCAAGGATGCGGCCGGGATGTTCGAGCAGGAGCCGGACCTGCAGTATACCGGTGACGGCCGACTCCGCGGCAAGCTCATCGACAGCACCAAGCGGATAGTCAACTACGAGCTGGGCGGATACTATGAGGTGCTTTCCTCCGAGGCCTACAGCAAGCACGGATACAATATCTCCGGAGTAATCTTCGACGAGCTGCATGCCCAGCCCAACCGGGCTCTCTATGATGTCCTCAGCGATGGCGCCGGCGATGCCCGGGAGCAGCCCCTCTGGGTATACCTCACCACGGCGGGAACGAGCCGGAAGAGCATCTGCTGGGAGGTCCACGAGAAGGCCCGGCGGATACTGGCCGGCACCGAAAAGGACCCGACCTTCTACGCTTACATCTGCGGCATCGAGGAAGGGGATGACTGGGAGGACGAGAAGGTCTGGAGGAAGTGCAACCCGGCCCTGGGCGTGATTATCGATATCGAGAAGGTGCGCAACCAGTTCCGGGAGGCAAAGAGGAACCCGGCCAAGGAAAACAACTTCCGCCAGCTCCGGCTGAACGAGTGGGTAAAGTCGGCCATAAAGCCGATACCGCTGCGGCACTGGGACGATTGCGGCGGCAAGGTCGATGAGAAGAAGCTAGTCGGGCAGGCATGTTATGCCGGGCTTGACCTGGCGCGGACGATAGCCCTGACGGCGCTGGCCATGGTCTTCCCCTGGGATAAGACGGTGGGGGAGACGGCGCTGCGGATGTATGACGTGGTTATGCGCTACTGGATGCCGGAGGAGACGGTGCTGGAATGGGAGAAGCACGGCGATACCGAGATAGCCAGGTGGGTCAAACGGGGGCTGGTGAAGGTGACGCCCGGGGCGACCACCGATTACCGGTATATCATCGAGGAGCTGAATAACCTGAGACCTCTCTACGATATCAAGGAGCTGGCCTACGACCGGTGGGGGTCGGTGCTCTTAATCAACGACCTGCAGGACGAGGGCTTTGTCACCGAGGAGAAAGAGGCCGGCCCGGGGCACCCGCTCATCGTCCCCTTCGGGCAGGGCTACAAAAGCATGTCGCCGGCGACCTCGGCGCTGATTAACATGGTGCTGGAAAAAGAGAAGCGGCTGCGGCACGGGGGCAACGCGGTGCTGCGCTGGAACATCGATAACCTGGTGATAACGCAGGACCCGGCCGGGAACATGAAGCCCGACAAGGTAAAGGCAAGCCAGAGCATTGACGGCGCCGTGGCGCTGATTATGGCCCTCGACCGGGCCATCCGGCATGAGGGAGAAGGGCCGAGCATATATGAAGAACGAGGTGTTATAGCCCTATGAAAAGACCAACGCTGAAGACGATAGTCGAGGCGATAAAGGGGTTTGTCGTCAACCGGCTCCCCGGCCAGCCCGATACCTGGGGCAGGCTGGCTAGATCCGGCGTCAATATCACCGAGGCGTCCATGCTGAAGTCGGTGGCGGTCTGGGCCTGTGTAAGGTTGATTTCAGAAACGGTTGCCTCGCTGCCCCTCTTTCTCTATCACCGAATGGAGCCGCGCGGCAAGGAAAAAGTGGTGGAGCATTCCCTATATCCGATACTGCACACTACACCGAACCCGGAAATGACCGCCTTCCAGATGCGCGAAACACAGATGAGCCACCTGCTCACCTGGGGCAACTCCTATGCCCTCAAGGAATATGATATCGACCGGCTGACTATCAAGGCGGTCTGGCCACTGCGCCCCGACCGCATCACGGTTACCCGGGACCCGCAAACGAGAGAGATTATTTACCGCTATAGTCCCGTCCACGCCGACCCGCTCGGCGTTAGGCTGGAGGGTGGCCTGATTCCAATACCCGCCTGGCGGATATGGCACATCCCCGGCCTCAGCTTCGACGGCCTGGTGGGGTATGCGCCGCTCACCCTGGCCCGCGAGGCCATCGGGCTAGCATTAGCCACCGAAGAGTTCGGGGCCCGCTTCTTCGGGCAGGGGACTAACGTGGGCGCCGTGGCGCAACACCCGGGCAAGCTCACCTCCCAGGGACATGAGAATCTCAGAAAAGACCTTCAGGAGAAGTATGAGGGGCTGGGGAAGTCTCACACCCTACTGCTCCTGGAAGAGGGGATGACGTTCCAGAAGACGACTATCCCCCCCAACGACGCGCAGTTCCTGGAGACGCGCAAGTTCCAGCGTTCGGAAATTGCCAGCTTCTTCCATGTCCCGCCGCACATGATTGGCGACCTCGACCGGGCGACCTTCTCCAACATCGAGGAGCAGTCGCTGGAGTTCGTAATCTATACCCTCCGGCCGTGGCTGGTGCGCATCGAGCAGTCAATCATACGCAGCCTGCTCAACCCCTGGGAGCGCCAGGACTATTTCGCCGAGCACCAGCTGAGCGGCCTGCTCCGGGGAGATATCGAGAGCCGGTATCGCGCCTACTCAATCGGCAGGAACTGGGGATGGATGAGCCCGAATGATGTGCGCGAGCTCGAGAACATGAACCCGCTTTCTGGTGATGATGGAGGCGATATCTATTTGGCGCCAGCGAACATGATGCCGGCCGACAAGTTCAACGCGGCCATGCCGCAAAGGCAAAGGACAGAGCCGCAGCAATAAGAATATTTCTTGAGAAATAATAGCCCGCCAGTGAGCGGGCTTTTTAGTGGGGAGCGAAATGGAGAGATTCAAACCATCGCCGGCGAAGCTAGTCCGCTTCGTTGATGAGAAGGGCCAGGTTGCGAGAGAGGCCCACCTGAATCGGAAGCAGAGGCGGAGACTGGGAATAAGGAGGGCAGGATAATGCCTCTACCAAAACCAAACGAAAACGAAACTGAAGATGATTTTATCTCGCGCTGCATGGGCAACGAAACCATGCAGGAGGAGTATCCGGATGAAGAGCAGCGCTATGCGGTCTGCATAACGCAGTGGAGCGACCGTAATAAAACCGGGGCTGCTCCAAAACAACACCCTCATGGTGAACATATTTGCGTATGCCCTGAATGCGGCAAGGAGATAACGGTCGGAGAGGATATCAAATGCAATACCCAGAGATGCCCTGAATGTGGAACACAGATGAGGGCGAAAGAAACTGGGGATCGGAGGCAAGCTATGCAGAATATCGAACGCAAAACCTTCACCGGAATAGAGCTCAAGGCCGACAAACCCGGCTCGTTTACCGCCCGGATCGCTACCCTCAACGTCATCGACAAGGATGGGGACGTCACCCTGCCCGGGGCGTTTCCGGCTGACAAGACGATCCTGATATCCGCCTATATGCATGGCAGCTGGATGGGCGAGCTGCCGGTCGGTAAAGGGGTCATCATCGAGAAAGGTGAGGAAGTATTGGTAGAGGGTGAATTTAATCTCAACACCGAAACCGGCAAGGAGCATTATGAGACGCTGAAATTCGCCCCCGACCTATCCGAATGGAGCTATGGGTACCTCGTCCTGGCTGTGGATGAGGATTCAGAGTGGAATGATAACCCCAAAGTATACCGAGTACTCAAACAGCTCGACGTCTTCGAGGCCTCGCCGGTGCTGCGCGGCGCCGGCGTGAACACGGCGCTCCTGGCCATTAAGAACGATAAAATGGGAACGACCTATGCCGACCACATGGAGACGGTGCTGGCTGCCGTCACGGACCTGGTCGACCGCACGAAGTCGCTGGCCGACTTGCGGCGGAAAGAAGGTCGGGACCTTTCGCCTACCAACCTGGAACGGATAGCCGGTCTCCGGAAGGCTATCGATGAGCTCGCGAGCGAGCTCGACCAGCTGGCAAAGGCAGAGCCGGAGAATCAGAGTGAGGGTGAGGGGAAGAAAGCTCTCGAATCGCTCAAAAGAATCTACAACGAATTACAGGAGGTAATCAAACAATGAAAACCAAGCTCAACATGAAACAGCTCCAGGAAGCTATCAGGGAAAAATCCAAGATCATCGGGACCGTCTTCGAAGAGGCCGGCGAAGACCTGGACTTTTCCAAGGTCAAGTGCCTGGAGGGGGCGGATACCACCGCCAAGCTGGAAAAGCTCCACGCCATCGAGGCCGAGCTGAAAGACCTCAAGGAAGACCATGAGGAATATACCGCCCTGGTCAAGTCCAGGCAGCTGGCCGATGAGGCAGCCAATTTCACGAAAGATATCCCGAAAGACCAGCCGGGGAGTACACCGGCGGCCAGAAAAAGTATCGGTCAGCTCATCATGGCTTCTAAGGCGGTTCACGGTGAACGAATGAGGGTCGCGTTCGATATCGACCCTAAGAGCCTGTTAACGCCGCAGATGAAAGCCGACTTTTTCACCACCTCCGGCTGGGCGCCGGAAGACCTCCGCCGACCGGGTTATGTCGAAGCGCCGACCCGACCGATATCTGTGGTGGACAATCTCCCGATTTACCCGACCACCCAGAACTCCGTAGTCTATATGCTGGAAACCACCAAAACCAGCGCCGCTGCGGAAAAGGCGGAGGGTGGCGCCGCCGCCGAATCATCCCTGGAGCTAACCGAAACATCCCAGGCTGTGCAGGAAGTGGCGACCTTTGTCCCTACCTCCAAAATCCAGCTGGAGGACGTCGCTTTCGCTGAAGCGTATCTCACGAATACTCTGAACTTCATGGTCCGGCAGAAGATGAGCTACCAGATACTCAATGGCTCAGGCACCCCGCCGGCGCTCAAGGGTACTCTCAATATCGGCGGCTCGCTCCAGACCCAGCCCAAGGGCAGCGACCCCACCCCGGACGCCATTTACAAGGCCTTCACCTTAATCCGCACAGTGGGTTATACCGAGCCTTCAGTCCTTTTCGCGAATCCAAGTGACTGGCAGGAGGTGCGCCTGCTCCGGACGGCAGACGGGATTTATATCTTCGGCAACCCCGCTGACGCTGGCCCGGCCACCATCTGGGGCGTCAAGGTAGTGCAGACCGCCGAGTGCGTGGCAGATACCATGATTACCGGCGACTATGCCAATTTCGCCTTCGTCGCCATGCGGCGCGGCGTCGAGGTCGAGATGTCCAGCGGCTACAGCGATTACTTCATCAAGGGTAAACTGGCCGTGCTGGCATCCCTGCGCTGTGCTGTTGTCCATACCAGGACATCGGCATTCGCCACCATCACCGGAGTGTAATAAAGGTCGAAAAAATGGGCGGGTGAAATTCCCGCCCTAACTCATATCGGGAGGTAGAAACATGATAATCGAAGGCGCTAAATCTCGCGGAGTGGCTAAATTCTCATACGATTTCGATGAGCAGGGCGGGGCAATGGGCGATATCAACCTGGTCGGTGAACCGCTGCCGGACAACGCGATTATCTGGGACGGATGCGTCGATGTCATCGAAGCGCTGACAGGGGCCGGCGGTACAACCGCGGCATTGAGCACATCGCAGTCCGCAAACGACCTTATCACGGCCGCCGCTATATCGGGCGCGCCCTGGTCGAGCATCGCGACGGTGGTCATCGTTCCCGTTGGCACTGTCGCCGCCTGCATCAAGATGACCGCCGAGCGGCACCCCAAGCTGGTCATCGGCTCTCACGACCTGACGGCCGGGAAGTTCAACCTGTTCCTGCAATACTTCCTGTCCGGCTAAGGAGTAGCCGGATTAGCAGATACAAAAAATAACATTGGAGGTAAAACTAAAGTGGAAGGATTAGTACAGCAATCAGACAAATATATCATCCCCGATGGCTCTGCATACAGGCCATACATGACAAGACGGGGCGAGCTCTTCATCGCCGACTGGATACAGGCGGCCATCCTTGAGGGATACGGTTTCATCGCCAACGTCGGCTCCCTTTCCACCCCGATCGTGGGCGGCGGCGACGGGACTATCATCGACCAAAACCAGCCGGAATTCGGGATGATAATCCCAGATGGGAAGACGATCATCCCCATACGGCTCGCCATCCAGATGACCACTCCGATGCTCGCCACTGATGCGGACGAAGCCGAGGCAGTCGCCATCGTCGATACCACGGCGGCGACAGTAGCCGCGGCCCTCGATGGCACCTGGGCAAATACCATCACACCGAAGAACATGAGAATCGCCCTCGCCAACCGGAAGAGCTCGGAGTGCACGGTCAAGAGCGTTTGCTCCGGCGATACAACCAACCCGACCATCAGCATCGAGCTGGCGCATGCCATCATTGTCGGCGATGTGAATGGCACCCCGGGTTTCGCCGC